TGTTCGATTAAATCATTTGTTTGATCAATAAGTTCATATTCCCTATCATTTGCAAAACGTTGTATTCTATTTTTTAATCCATAATATATTTTACCACTGTCCATGTTGTAAAGATAAACATAACCATCCCATTTTCTCCTTCGGAACATTGGCATGAATTGATAATCTTTTGGATGAAATCGGAAATAGTGGTTGAGTTCCATCTTCACTCCCGGCTCGCAAGAAAGTCGTAGATAAACCTCGTTCTCTTTTTCCATTAAAATCTGCATGATCACCCAAGTCCTGCAACAAATTTCCTCCAATTGATTGCATTATTAATATGAAAACTTCTATTCTCAATCATTGAAAGAACCGATTTCAGATAATCCACTTTTCCTTCTTGTTCGTTCAATATCTTCTCCGCTTTCTGTAATGATTCATCAGCTGCAACGTAATGTCGTTCTAATTCTGTTTTGGATATTCTGATATTGTGATCTGGTGCTTTTCCGTTCTTAGAAATAACCACTTCCCAACGTTGTTGAAAAAGAACTTTCCAATGAGTTTTGAGATCACTGAGTTTACGTTTTTCTTTGGAATATATGTTTAAGTATTTTTGATGTAGATTGGGTATTTTCAATGATTCATTGTCCAAATCTTTATCATCAATGTGAGAGTCCTCCCCCCACATTTCCATAATATCTTCAATTTTCATAATTTTTTAGTTATTCAATAGATTCTTTATTTCATAATTTGTGTAACGAAATCCTGCGGTAGCAGTAAAATATTCTAAATCAGTATTTGCACTATCGAAATCAAGTGCAGAAAGAGAAATTGGAAACGCATCATAAAAATGAAATTCCATTTGGGGATTCATTGCACTTGTCAAAACAGTAAGAACAAGTGTTGAAACTGTTCCTCCCCTTTGAGTTGTATCAGATTTTGCTTTGAGTAAACGATATTTTTCACTCCCTTCTGCCAAACCCAATGCAATTATACGATCATAAATTTCTGTCCAATTTTTCATATGTTCATCAACAATAAACCTGACAGATAGTTCTTCAAACGAAACTTTATTTCCGGCAAAAGGTATAGTTACATATGGTGTAAATACATCTATACCTTCAATTGATACGCCAGGCACATTTACTGCCTGACAAAACCAAGTTAAGTTTGGTGCATCTTGCATTGTCAGTCGAAAACTGATATTTGAAAGATAATTTAAATTGTCTGGTACTTTATTTGCTGCGGCCATGAATTTCCTTTTTTGTTCTTCTTACTATTTATTCAACAGATTTTCAAACTCGCCATAATCCATGTCTTTTCCAACAAAAATAAATTTAGAATTTGGGTATTCTTCTTCGATGTGTTTGTGTTGACCAATCCAAGAATCTTGTTTTTCATCATGAAATTCTGTAATGGAAGACCCAAGAAATATACCATCTTTTGTTTGATCGTGATAATAATCAAATCCCACACAATAAAAAAATGTTTCACTAGGATTTTGTTGACAGGCTAGACGGAGTGCAACTGTATCAGAAACCCATTCTTCAAATGTAGTATCTGACCACCAGGCAATATTTTCAGTTGGATCAGATGAATCAATCCAAATAAAATACATGATTCCTTCATTTGCAAATTGAATAAAATTGTCTGTTTTTGGTTGATTCTCTCCAATTTTATATCTTTTATCGGTTGTCTGTTTAAGCATGTCATAGTGCATACTTGGAATTAAATCAAACCCTCTAAAATAACATTTGTATTTTTTCGTTAAGTTGTTGGTTATCAATTCTAATTGTGCATCGATATCTTGACAGACTAAATGGTTTGGTATGAATTTACGATAAATGAAATCACAACCATATGTTGTATGTTTTTTGAAAAGATTGAAATCTGAAACAGATTTTGATTGACCATTTCCTATCACTATGATCATTACAGCCTCACTGGAAAATTATCACTACAAACAAAAAAAGGGAGCAGATTTCTCTACTCCCTTTCTGAAATCCTACTATATGTAGGTCAAGAATTACATCAAGTTGGTAATTGCAGCTTTTCTGTAATATACATTCAGGTGAGGATTAGTTCCAAGAACACCTGTCATACGACCAGTTGAAGCACTTGCATTTTCTGCAAATGGGTTTGCAACCAGACCATAACGTGTTTTGAAAGCAATCTGTGGTTGAAAACTAGAACTATCAACCGCACGAACCATTTGCAACGGAACGTATGGGCAATAGAAAATTCCAGCATCCATCGGTGAATCACCTTTATAACCTACACAATAAAATTCTTGTGCATGAGCATCAGCATATGGATCAACATATACTTTATACCGTCCGTTAAGAACTCCGGCAAAAGTTGAAGATGCAGTATCAGTATTCAGATCTGTGCTCATTGCAGGAGCATAATCCAAAATACCTGCCATTTGAAGGGCAGAGGCAACATCAGATGAAGTCATCAGAATGTTTCCTTTTCCTCTTCGTGTGTCTTTTCCAATCTGATTTGCATCTTTTTCAATCTGCATCATCAGACCTTTGAACTTCTCAACCATCCAACGACCATTGGAATCGGTATCAAGGTCAAAAAGACCAGCAGTAGTTGTACCAATTTGGGCACCAACTGCAGCGTTGATATAAATCTTACGAACAACCTCACGGTTGATTTCTGCAAGAATTTCCATAGACAGAATGTTAGCAAGTTCTGCTTCTGCATCCAGACCATGAACTGCACGAAGGTCTTGTGCGAGTTCCATTGAATAGGAACCTTTCAGGGCACGTGTACCAGCGGCGATTGAAATCTTCTCAATCGAGAAGGACATTTCACCAGCAACATCGCCCTCACCACCGTCTGTTTCCAGAGCACTTGATGCAGCGAATTCTGTTCCAGTTTGTCCACTACCATCACCGGCAGTAATCAAAAGACCAGGCGTCTTAACAGTATCACCTGTATTTGAAGTACCTGACTCACTTGCAACAGTATCGGCATTGACTCCAGGCATTTCTGCACCTGTCATGTCATTGACTCGACTCTTGAGAGCGAAAATCAATCCAGTTGGGCCGGACATAGGTTGTACACCACAAACATCGTATGCTACGAGTTGAGGCATTGCACGCCGAACCATTGAGATCAAAACTGGATCTGCAAAGTCAGCACTTACATGAGTCTGGTTTCCTGCACTACCACCTAATGATGCGGATGTGTCTGTAAGACCCATCACAGTAGTAGGTGTTGCCTCCATCAAGAGTCCACTACCAGATTGGTCTTGAGCATATTGAGCTTCAACATTTTCAAGACACATAGCGGTGACTGCTCTACGATATGGATCTTGGATCTTTGGAAGATCGGGATGATCCAGAACTGGAGCCCACTTTTTATTAATTGTTTCTGAGAGTTGCATTTTTTAAACTCCTTATATTGTTAAAAAAACTTAAAATTATTATTAATTACGAGCAATAGCTTTACTATATGCTTCCATGATGTTATTCAACTTAGGTTCAGAAACTTCTTCTCCATCAGATGATACATCACTTTCTTGTTCAACATTTTCATCCTGTTTTGTTTGATTTGGGAAATAACTTTCCTTAATCGTCTTAACTTTATTCTCAAAATCGTCTTTATCATCTTCGTAAGAAACACCCTCTATGAGAGTTTTCATCTTTTCAGATTGTGTGTCTGCAAGGTCTTCGCAAACTTCTTCTAAGATTTTGTCCTTACGATATTCGTTAAGTTCACTTGTAACTTGAACGTTATCATCGATTTGAGAGTTCAATTTTCCTTCAAGTTCTTCCACCTTGTCGTACAGGCTTTCAACGATGTCAACTTTTTCGTCTGGAACTTCAATATAATGTTCAGTAAAGAGATTTTTAAGTCCGCCTATGAACTCTTCAGTAAGTTCGCTTTTCAATGAACTATCAAGTGCAAGTTCGTTCTCTTTCATCCACTCTTCAACTACGTAGTTGAGATAACCATCGACTTTTTCAGTCAATTCGTCACGGAATGAAACAATCTCTTCTTGAAGATTTGACTGATACTCTTTTTCGAGTTCGTCAATCTTTACAGTTGCAATTTCCATTACCTTCTGGTGAACTGCGGCTTCAAAGATAGTAGAAGCTTTAGTCTTAAACTCTTCTGAGAGTTCTTCACCTTCTACCAATGCTTCGATATCTTCTTTAACATTGATTTCAGGCATGGAAATTTTGATTTTCTTTTTCTTTTTGCCAATAGCAACTTTATCACCTTCGGGATGTGCATCATCTACTGTTTCTCCACCCAAATCTTCTGCTTCTGCAACACCCATAAGGTCTTTCCATTTCGCAGAAACTTCTTCTTTTTTCAGACCATTGACTTTATCAAAAAGGGCTTTAATCATAGCGGCTTTTGTTGCCGGGACTTTAACTTCTTCTTTTTTCACTGATTCTTCCTCTTCTTCGTCATCATCAGAATCTTCATCCCCCTCGTCATCTTCTTCATCTTCGTCATCATCTTCCTTGACTTTAGCTTTGGATTTTTCGGCGAGAATTTCTTCTGATTGTTCTTTTTCTTCTTCTTGCTCTGGAGCTTCAACAAGTTCTTCTTGTTCAGTCGATTCTTCCAGAACTTCTTCGTTAGTATTTTCCATAGACATTGAAACTCCTAAAAGTTATAAGTAATTTATACTGTTAATATTTATAAAATCATAGTTTTGACAATAAATTTTTGAACTCGTTCAATTTTACTTCCTCAAGTTCTCTGGAAGAGGCTTTTAGGATATTATTCCTTGCCCGTTCTATATCTTGTTCCTGCAAAACACCATTATCCCAAATCCATTCTTTCCCTTCCATAATACCTTCTACGAAAGCGTTAGGAGCAGAAGGATCTGCGACAATATCTGCTGCGGTTGCAAGATAAAAATCTTTTTGTACAACCTGAGAGTTCTTTTCATCTTGTTTTAATGTTCCCATTCCCCTTGAGGAAACACCCAATCTTGCACCTTCATCAATCAAACATTTAACAATTTGTCCATTTGGTGTATTCAAAATCTTTGCTCGTCCAACAAAATTCTTACCTTCTTTAACTAAAGAGGTGATCATGTGTGATGCACGATCTAAATTAACTGTCGGGCCGTCAGGGTGTCCAAGTTCTCCAAATGCACGTTTTGGTTCTACATATTCCTTGACATATCGATTTACTTCTTTTTCAAGAATGGGTAAGGGATATACTCTGCCGTTTTTATTCTTTTTTTCAGACTGCATGAAGATACCTTCAATGAAGTACTGTTTAGGTTTAGCACCTTCTTCAATAAATTCATAATTTACAGATTCTTGTAATTCGCATATAAGTTTCATTTGTCTATCCTATTTTGCGTTACTGAATGCAAAATCCAAGATTTTTAAGAAAGATTTTGTATCTTTGTTCATGTTATCTTGCATTTTTTTCTTCTTAGAACTATTTAGTGAGTCAAAGGTTTTCAGAATAGTTTTTGCGGATTCGGGGTCAATTGGAACCGATGTACCACTTTTAAACTTAATTTCCGATTCTTTTTTCTTTTTTACAACAGATCTTAATTGGTCTACAACATCTTCTGTCAAAGATTTTTCTGAACGTATTACCTCTTCGACTTTTTTCTCTTTAACAGGAAAACCTATTGATTTTCTAAACTCTTTATATGTTTTCATCAAATTCCAGAAGAAGCGATTTTAGTATAAGTGCCGTTTGTCACATTTGCCAATAAAAACTGATCTGAATCTTTATGAATAACGGTCAATGAAGCGGCTGGTACAGTAACAGAACCTTGAACTGTCCCATTGGTTCCTCCTTCAGTTCCATCATTTTCAACTACTGAAATGATTGAAATCGCCGATGCGTAAACCGCAACCGCTGTAGCTTTACCCAATCCTAAATTTGTAGCAGTTGTGGCCGTCTTTGCGGCTAATAGTTTCATTGTGTCTCCGTTGTTTCTGGTTCTGGTTCAGCCTGAACCTCTACTTTTGGTTCTTCTATTTCTGGTTCTTCGATTGAAATTTCTTCTTTGTCCGAAAACATTCTGGCAGAAACTTCTCGTTTTCTGGTTTCTAATCCATCTACCACTTTACTTGTAATTATCTGATCAAATGCATCGTGAACCTGTGTAGGACTACTTTGCATTGAATAATCTATAATATCTACTGTTTTAAAATCTTGTTGAACTTCTTGTTCTGCCATTTTTATCTCCAAAAATTATCTATTAATATTTATAAACTTTTAAAGGTGTAAACCCCTAATATTCTTCTTCTCCACCTTCTTCTTCACCTCCACCCTCTTCTTCTGCTTCTTTTGCAATCAATTCATCTTGTTTCTCAACTTCTGCCGCCGTTTGTCTGAGAATATTTGCTCGAAACCACTCTTTAGAATAATACTTTCCAACATATTCTTCTGAGTTTCTTGCAAGATCTAAACGTTGAGACATAGTTTCTTGATGTTTAAATTCTGAATA